ATCATGGGAGCAAGTCTTCCTACATTAAAGCGTTCGACCCCGGGAAGCATAGTTTCCCCAGATCATTAGATGCCATCGGAACTTGGTTCACAACAGAGGAATCTCAGACAAATCGGTATGCCATGAGCGCAACCACCTACCGTCAATTCCTGAAGATGAATAATCCTCTGACGTTTGAATTGAAGAACGTGAGTCCAGAAATGCACGAGGGGGATTTGAGGAAACTTGCCACCCGTAGAGGACTTCTTGAGACAGTAGCGACGCAGGCAGACAATGCTGAAGGCGTTGAGGATCGGAAAGAGGCAAAAGAATTCTTTCAACAGTTTCTCGCAGATTCCAATGAGATTGATGCGCGAGTGAAAGAGAATGAACCATTCTATGGTCTCATAAACGCTTGGCGTGAGTTCACTGGAGGTGAGCAATTTGGTGATACACAGGCATTTGTGAATGACCTCAAGTCACAGGGTTACGATGGAGTCCTACTGAAAAACACTTTTGCTGATTATGGCGCGGAGGGAGCGAGCGGCGCGGATTGGTATATCGCATTCGATTCCAATCAAAGTAAATCCGCAGACCCGGTTACCAAGGACTCAGACGGCAACGTCATTCCACTTAGTCGGCGTTTCGATTCAACCTCTCCAAATATCCAGCTTTCAGCTCCCAGAACGCGAGCCGAGGGTGCCGCCCGAGCAGCGAAACGCATGAAGAGGTCTGTTGGTAAGGCATTGAAGTGGAAAAATCGTGACGCTCGCGATGCGAAGGGAGAGAAAAAGGTAAAAGGAGATCCGAGCCGCGCCAACATATCTACCAACGAAAAAGTTCGTAACGCTTTCAATGTCGCTCAGGAAATCCACAACGAAAACTTCATCAACGAAAGTTGGGATGAGTGGGTTGCCAAGGCTAACAAGCTACAAAAGGCAACCCCCGCATCAGATGTTGAGTTACAGATTTTCCAAATCGCAGAGCGGTTCGGTTCGGGTTCGACGCCCGAGTTCCAGATAGTTGCAAAACGTGTAGTTGCAAACAGACTGCAACAAGCAATGGCCTCTGGGGTCCAGTCGGATATCGACTACGCCTTAGCGTTGGCTCAGGCCGAACAGGAAATGCGCAGTGATATTGCGAGGTCGATGGCCGCAATGCGCGACCCATTCCAGTCCCCAGCTCAGAGAGCAGCCTATGCGCTTGGAACCATGATCCACACCGCGCCTACGAGCCAAGTCAACGCTCTCAAAAAGAAACATGGAGGAGGCGTTGGAGAGTCGGTTCCCTCTACAAACAAAAAAGCCTACAATGATGATCTTCGGAAGATGCAAAACTACCGAGTTGAGCAGTCTCGCAAGCTCCTTGAGAAGGAGGGCATAAAAATTGAGGAGATTTTCAATGCTCAAAAAGAGGGCGTTGGCATCAACACCAAAGCGGACACAGAAACTCTGGCTAAAATGACCGAAAAGCAGAGCAAGGTCGTCAACATGGTGCGCGAGGGATTTGAGCCTAAAGAAATTAAGATGCAAACAGGCGTTAGCCCTGAGGGGCAGAAGAAGGCTGTTGAAAAGTATCGCAAACTTCTTGAGCCCAAAGTCAAAAACCTGATCGAACGTGGATACACTCCCGAAACTATCGACTCTTACGCTCGCGGCGAAGCCCCCCCAGAGGGAAGCCGAGAAGCGAAAAAGGAAGACGTAGAAGAGATCATGTCCAAGAGTTTCGGGGTCGGACTCAAGAAAAAGAAAGGATTCAATATTAACGATCCTCGCCAAGTAATGGCCGTAGCCCGTGTGCTCGATGACTTGGATCTTGATTGGATCTCCCGAGCCACCGGATCTTGGTATGCTAACGTGTTCAGCATGAAGACGGTGATGGTCAACCTCATGTCTATTCCGTTTGCTGGATACCGCATGATCGGTGAGCGGAGCGCAGAAATGATTGTCAACTCTCTGGTCAAAAATCCCAAGAACGCTCAGTTTGGGGAGTTCAAATATATGGCCGAGGGGTTGAAAACCTACTACGCAATGGCTTTCACTCAAGGCTATCTCGCATTCGATACTGAACGCGCTTACTTCAATACCTTTGCAAAGGGCAAAGGAGGTCCATATGAGCAAGCCGCTGGAGAGTCACATGAAGATGTTCGCGGTTATCAAATGGGCCACTTGATGGATTACTTTGACATGGCGCTCGAAAAGGCCGGGGTAAACATCAAATACCCTAACATGATTCGGCGAGCGGCAGGTCAAAAGGGCGCCATAAAGAAGTTTGAATTAGGCAAAGCCAGTCGTGGCATATTGCGATTCAATATGGGGGTTGACGAGTTCATGCGTTTCATTATCGCGGGAACCGAAGTCGGAGCAATCGCTTATCGTCTTGGTCGCTCCAAGGGCCTTAAAGGCGACGCGCTCAAGGAGTTTGTTAAGATGGAGATGACTGTTCAAGGCTCCAGCTCTTGGGAGATGGCAGCGGATCAGGCTGACGTTAGCGTATTTACGAAAGATTTGCCTGACAGCTACAAGAATACCCCAAAAGGTCCGCTTGAACTCTTCGCGTATTTAGCAAACAAGTTCGACCAGTCCCTCAAGGGTGTCGATAAGGCTCTTCTTGGAGAGAAAGTCATGCACCGCTCGACCAGCGATGGCATGAGCAAGCTGATAAACATCGCTCGACTCGACGCGATGCGGGTTGGTGTGAATCTTACCCGAGTAACCCTGATGCCATTTACTCGCGTTTTAATGAACATTATTCGGGAAGGTGGATCGCGTGTTCCTAACCCACTTACCGTTGTCATCTCTCTACAAAGAATGTGGTCATACATGGCCAATAATCGTGGCAACCCTGACCCGGTAGCAGCAAAGGCCGTTTCTGACTTCAGCTCTCAGATGCAGTCAATGCTTATAACGTATATGATTTACGGAATGGTCGAAGGAGACGAGGACGACCGGGAGAAGTTCATACTAATGACTGGTTCCATGCCAAAGTTTGGCCCTCAAGCAACCGAGAAGCGAGCAGCAGCCTACAGAGAAGGAATGGGCCCATATCGGATCAGAGTGGGTGGGTTGACTTTTGACTATGGACGCATAGACCCGCTTGCGCTCACTCTCGGAACCACGATTGACCTTATACGAGAGTTCAAGCTGAATCGTCGCGGTGAAAAAGATATACCTGCGTCTCTGCAAACTCTCGCCTTCGACACTGTAGTTGGCCAGCTTACTGACAAGACAATGTTGCGCGGTATCAACGATACGTTCTCAATGGCAACTGGAAAACTGCCTGTCTCTAAGTTCGCGGCTCGTCAGTTTACAACCTTCATCGTCCCGAATATTCTCCGTCAACCTCTGCGCGACAGCAACACTTTCTATGATCACAACCTGTCCGAAGGTGGATGGGCGGACTTCCAGAACACCTTGCTCTATGAGATGTATCCGAACGCTGAGGATAAGTTGGGAGGAGCAATACCCAAAAACCCTTGGAGCATTCCACCGTCTGGCATTGACGCCTACGGAGAGAAGGTGAAACGCCCCAGCGCTTTGACCGAGAAAAGCTCGATGCTTACTCCTCTTGAGTGGATTTTCCGTCCTCAGGAGTATAAACCAAACCGCTTTGATCAAATTGTGCGCCGTGAACAGCGCCGAGACCCCGGAAACGAAAATATTAAGATGCCCGGCGCTGTCTCCAAAAAATATACTTACAAGAACCCCTCTACTGGTCAGAGCGAGAGCCATAAGATGAGTGGCGAGCAAACCGAAATATTCCACCGTCTTTACCGTCAGTTCTGGCGTCAGGAGCGCGGATCTGCTACAACAGCCGAGGAAATAGCAAGCACTAAGCGGAATGCTTCTAAACTTGCAAGAGAAGTTGCAATGAAAGATCCTCGCTTTTTGAGGGCGGCTCGGGAACAATCCAGAAAGAAAAAGAAATGAGCGAACAATCAACATCAGATAGCGGCCACCAGAGCCAAGTTAAAGCAGTAGCGGACAATCTGTTTCCTTCTCCCAAGGACCCAACTGTTGGAGGCGGAGAAAAAGACAAGCCCAAAGTAGTTTTTGATACTCCATTACAGCTCAGTGCCGAGCAGGAAAAACGCATGGTCGAATACGCCATGGGGAGAATCAATACCCTTGAAAAAGAACTGGGTCGCACCGACACCTCTCAGGCTAACTGGTATGGACGAGGCGAGGACGACACCGTAAAAAGCGCGGCAGGGTCGTTTATGGGTAAGCGTCAGCTCTACGAAATGACTTTCCACAATCAAATCGACTGGCGTTCATATCTGGTCGGAGGAATTTTCGCTGAATCAAACCTTACCGTTCCCCTCTCTCGCCGCATTGCTCAGCAGCAGATTGCAAGAGCTACCAACTATTTCCTTGGAACTGATCCTTGGTTCGGAGCCTACCCAGTGGGTGCAGCCGACGAGGACGAGGCCCGCCTGACCGATAAGTATTGCAAACACAAAGCTCGTCAGGCTGATCTCAAAGGATGCGTCATGGGCGCCGTCGAAGGAGCTATCATTCGTGGCGAAACGGTGACGAAAACCGTATACCGTCAGGACTGGACTCAGTTCCAGAAAAACGCAACTGTCGCAGTAGACGAATCGGGAACTCCCTATGTTGCAACCGACGCCGACTACATCTACCCCTACGACAAATGGGCCACTGTTCCGAGTAGGATGCCGAGCGATGAAGAGGCGATGATGATGGAGCAGGGCCAAGCCCCCGATATCCCAATGCTGTTCGTCCTGCAACGTGACGGCCAGACACAACTCCCAGAAGGCGTGAGCGATCCTTCACAGCTAAACTTTGTGGAACAAATCGTTCCTCGTCAGCAAGTCCGCTATCGTGGCGCCGACGCCAAGCCTGTATATTACAAAGACTTTCTCGCTCCTTTAGACGCCACCACTCTTGATGAAGCTGATTGCGTCGTTCACCTTTATGACAAGCCAGCCATCGAAATTGCCTCTATCTATGTGTCGGCGCTTGAGTCAAGCGATCAGACCACCCGAGAGACTGCTTCTAAGATTTTTGAATCATTGCAAGAGCTGACAAACTACGATGATCAGCCTAAAGCCCGAGGCTCCATGGAGCGTCCAGAGCTCGGTGAGTCTGCCGGGCACGACAAGGGCAATGATGAGTCATCCGAGCCTGACGCCCGAAGCGGCGAGCCCGTGGTGGAGATTGCTGAAGTTTACATGCATTTCGACGCTAACGAGGATGGGGTGCAAGAGGACATCGTTCTGATGCTCGACAAAGCCAATCAGCGTCCACTTTTCTACGATTACGTCGCAAACAGGACGCCACACGGTCGTCGCCCTTTCAAGGTTACTCGCGTAAACCGTGTTGAAGGACGCTGGCATGGCATTGGAACTATGGAAATCTTCCAGCCTTTGCAGGAAGTCGTTGACCTGCTTACAAACCGCTGGAATCTCTCGCAGTCTCGCTCGGGTCAGGTGGTCTTCTGGAATCCGGAGCTTACATTAGAGGGAGAAGAAAACCCTCACCTTGACCTTAACGGAGGACAGACCTATACGCCAAAAGGGAATATCAACCCAGAAATGATTCTGAAGGTAATACCGCTTTATGACATAAAAGGGCGGGAAATCTATAAAGAGATCGAGTTCTTCATGCAGGTTGCAATCAACATGTCTGGAGTCTCTCATGTCAATGATGCTGCCATGCTGGGCATGGACACCGCTAAACTCGCAACTGGTGTTAAGAATATCGAGCGTAGTGGTCAGGAAATGTTCTCAATCTACCTAAGTCAGCTACAAGACGGACTTGAGGAGGTTCTCCGGGATTTCTGCATCTATACGCTTGCTTACCTCGACCAGACTGAGGCTTTCCTCTACACTGAGGATGAGAAAGTTCAGATGCTTGAGTATTCCCCCGAAAATGTTGAGGGCCAGATGGATCTTGACATTAGGCTGGAGATGACCCGCTACAAGAACGAGCAGGACTTAGTGCAGGCTCAGCAAGCATCATCCAAGGTAATAGAGTTCTACTCTCTGCCTCCCGAGTTGCAGCAGCGCACAGCTACCCTGTATCGACAAATGCTTAAAGCGATGCAAGTTGCTCATGTTGATCAGATCATCCAGCCGGGATACCAGATTCCAGCTCAACCAACATCAGGAGGACAAGGAAGCTCGACAGCGCTAAATACTTTGGATAACATGCCGGGGCAGCAACCGCCCGTGGTATGAGTCAATTGAATCAGAGAAAGCAAGCCTACGATACCGCACAGAAACTCGGCGAAGCCGTCGAGGTTATGAGCGACTCCGCCGGATGGAGGGATTACTTCATCCCAAAAATGGAAGAAAAGCGCAAGGAGGCGCAGGAGGCCATCAATAAGAAAGGGGTCGAGCAGCGAGAGGCAGATCACGCTCGGGGGCTTATCGAGCTTGCTGACTATATTCTCGGATACGAAGAAGAGAAGAAAAAGCAGGCTCTTACTATTATGAGAAACACTTCTAATGCGAAGCTGACTTAATCTTGTCTTCAAGAAAGTTCACGAACGCTTCCATATGGTCAGTAGCTCTTTTTCTACGGCCCTCCGGGGTCAGCGAGTCAATCTTCAACAGGCTCCCGAAAGTCACTGTGGCGTAGCGTAACAATTCCTGATGGTATTTGGGAGAAACCTTCTGAGGGTGTTTGTAGTCTTCTGTATAGGACCGAGGAGTCTCTTTGTTGATCCTGTAATCGAGAACTCCCTCAGGCCCGAATGCTTTCCGAAATGCATATCGGTGATACACATCCTCAAATCTGCACTGATGCTTTGAGAAAAGCCCCTCGCTTTGCAAGATTGCAACCTTCTGCAAAGACTTCCTCTGCATCAAATAGCACCAGCCATGAACAACTTTACGACGAGCATTTGCTGCCATGATCATGTGATTATCTCCAATCCATAGCGGGAGGTCCGCCCCGGTGACGACAACATCGGAATCAATCTTGCAAAGAATGTCGGTTCCAACCTCGCTCGCAAAATCTGCAAAAGCTGCGCACTGGCTGGCCATGTGGTCGCGAGTGAAATTTCCTTTCGTTAACTTTCCTCGCTCCCAATCACTCTTCCGGTAGCAGGCTCCAAGTTTCACTAACCTCCGCGCCACATCTGGCTCCATGGGTTGGTTTGCATCATCAAGAATAAGTATGGGCGCTTTTGGATAGAACATCCGTATAGAGCGAACTGCTTGCACAGCCATATGCTGGTCGCGCCGAAAAGAAATCATTGCAAAAGCAATACTGGGAGCTTTTCCCGAAGCTGATGAAATAACCCTCTCCCGAATGGAGGAATCATGGAGGAGGCTCCGACACCCATGTGATGGTAATGTTGTCTTCATTTTCAGTGATTTCAATTTGATCGCCAGCGATAAGGTGCCTAAACTCATGTTTGTAGGTTTCTTGGTTGAATCTCTTGTAGATGCGAGCTTCTTCTTTTTCTGTAGGCTCCCTTCCTAATAAATTATCGTGCAACCAGCGATACCATGAAATGTCGCCAGAGTGAAATATCCGAGCTACCAGCTTATCTCCTGCGGCTGTAATCTCAAACAGCTTCCATTTATAGGTCCCCTCTCCCTCGTCCGGGGTGTCGTCAGTAACTCCTTCCTCGGGTGGCTGAAAAGGAGTCACCTCAGGGTCCTCGGAAGTTATTTCTAACTCTTCGGGGACTCCGAGATTGCTGGTTTTCATTTTGAGATACCATACTTCTCCGCTGCTGACAGAGATCTCTGTTTCGTTGTCGCAACGCTCAACTCGGTAATGCTGCCCTTTGTGGAGGTCATGGACGTTTCCATAGTAAACCTTCATATACCAAGAGTTGTCGCTGCTATCACCAATCTTATTTCTTTTTTGATATAGTGTCGGAAAAAAGGCGTGAGTGTTCCGGTCGGTAGCTGGAACAAACGGACATGCGTAGTATTCTGGATCGACAACCTTAACTTCATCGTCTCCTGAGTTCTCGATAGACCACTTTGCAAGATTCCAAACGGCGCCATCGCTTAGGTTCTGAGGTGGAGGGGGAGGCGAATCCCCTGCGCTTTGAACGATAATTTCTGCATCGTATCCATCAATAGTTAGCCATGCTGCCCAGTCACCGTCACTCATCATCATGCCGTCGCCGTCTTCATCTGGGTCCATTGGCTTATCGAGAGGGATTCCGCTAAACTCAGGCGTCACGGGAATTAGGCCACCGCTGTCCCCGCCGGGGACGAGGAGGTAGGCGGGTCGGAAAAAAGCTATTAACCTTTTGTCTTTCTGGAAGAAGACAGGCTTCAAGCATCCACCTGTCCCTCCTTCCGCTTCCCCGCCTTGTCTACGAGAAAGCACCATGTGCTTGTAACCAAGGAGGTCGGTAATGGAGTTCTCCTCAAACATATGCAGGTATTGCAGAACGCTTTGCAACTTTCCTCCTTGCTCATTTCCAGCGCTGGCATTGCCCCGAAATAGGTCTCCAGAGTCAAAATCGCCAATATCGAGACCCACGGGCGGGCCTTGCATTGGCGGGTGTGCAAACTCTGCGGATGGCAGCCTTCCTTCCTTTGAACTCATATTTGCAACTTTAATCTTGCAAATTGCAAATGAAAGCCTAAATATGACTCCCATGATGAGTCAGGCGAATGCCGATTCCGAGCAACAGACGGCGACAGCGGAGGCGGATGCCCCGACTATCGATAGCAACCACGAAACTACAACCACAACACCCGAGGTCGGAAATCAGACCGAAGGGGGTTCGGGCGAGGCGGATTCTCAGGAATCCATCCCGACACTGGACGAGCGGATTGCAAATGTAACAGATCCTGCGGACTTTGAAGCCATGATGGCTGAGGTTCAACAGAATCCTAATTCATTTGCAAACCCCAACGAAGACCAGCAACCCGACAATCAGCAAGCCCAAGGAGAGGATCAACCCCCTCCGGAGGGAGAAGTTGAGCAGGAGGAATCCGCTAACGAAGAAGCTGAGCAGTCGGAAGTTGATGAGATCGAAGATGGGGAAGCCGACGAAGGTGAAGAGGAAGAACAAGAGGAGTCACATCCTCGGTTTCGACTTCGCCCATCGGATAAGGTGGATGCTGAGGCAATGCGCATAAAAAAGGCCGCTGAGGCCGCTGGAACAGCCCTAAACCTCTCTGAGGCTCTGGAGCTTGCAAAGCGGAATCTTGGGGTTGAGGAAAATCCTAATGCCGACACTGAAGATTCGGAAGAATCTGAATATGGAGAGCATGAGGAAGACCCAACTCAAGGAGTTACCCTCGCGGAGGCGAAAGCCGACCTCAAAGATTTACGGAAACAAGCATCTCAAGCCCTTCGTGAAGGAGATTTGGACGAAGCCGCTGATTTTAATGATCAGATCAGTGACACCGAAGAACTTATTGAAGAAATAATAGAGCGGGACGAACGAGATAGCTACACACAACGCCATGAACACGATACGGCTTTCGAGTCAAGTGTTTTAAGAGCTACTGACCTCTACCCCGACTTCGGAAATGAGGGCTCAGAGTTCTTTGACCGTTGCACCGAAATCGACGAAAGCCTTCAAGATACTGACGATCCGCGCTACTTCGATGCCAACAAACCTCTCATGATCGCCAAAATGGCGGCAGCGGAGTTAAATGTTGCACCGATTCGCAAGGGGAGGAAATCCTCCAAGACAGTAGCTAAAAAGGTTGCAAATACGCCGGATGGCCAACCTGCAACCACTGCCGCACAAGCCCAGCAACAATCCACTTCGCCCCAGCCTCCAAGGACTGAAAAACCCGGCCAACTACCCGCTGCCAGCGGTGCATCCCGCACTTCTGGCGCTCCAACTGGAGCAGCGGCCTCACTGGCTGAGCAGGTTGGGAGCATCAACAATCCCGAGGACTTTGAGCGTCTTGCAAAAGCAGTCCACAGGGAAACTCGTTAATCTCCCTACTCTGCCACAATCTGTGTAAGCCGTTGATCCTTAATCAACAAAAAACAACTAACACAAAAAAATTATGGCATTCCATACTTCAAATGTAACGGGACAAGGAGCGGGCAACGCTCTCTCCAATGATCCATCAAACGCCTTCGGTGATGCCGGAGCAGTCCGCGAACTCTGGCGCAAAGGTGTCGAGGTCTATGAACAGACCACCGACTTCTTTGCTCAAATGGAGGGCGGCTCCGACGCAATTATCGAAACCATCGCCGACACCACCAAGGGTCGGGGGCAGAAGATTACCTTCACCCAGATGGCTGGCCTCTACAACGAGCCGAAACACGGCGACGAACTGTTCAACGACGGGGACGACTTTGAGAGCATCAAGCTCCACAGTTATGATCTCTCAGTTGACTTCCTTCGTCACGGGGTTCGCTACACAGAGCGTGCTGAAGAGTTCATGGGTATGCGCGGCGAAATTGCCGTGGGTATTCCTCGCGAACTCGGAAAGTGGATGGGCCGTCAGAAGAGCGAGAAGCTCTTTATGATGTTCCTTCACAAAGGCTCCGCTGAAAACCACATTTTTGCTGGTGATAAGGCCGGATACGACAACCTCGTATCTGCCGACACCCTCGACTATGACACCATTGTCGCGGCAAACACTCAGCTCGCTCGCCTTAATGGTCAGCCCGCTAAGGTCGGAACTGATCAGGCAGGAAACCCTATCCACCGCTATTGCACTGTTGCAACTACCGACGCCCTGTTCTCTTTGGAGCAGGACTCTGACTACAAGTCATTGCAAGAGAATGCTGGACCGAACGCTTACAGCAATGTTCTGTTCAAGGGTGGTTACACCGACATTCGGGGTAACATCATCAAGAAATACAATCCCATCGACCATGACGGATACGGCGCGATTGCATCTCCTCTGAACCCGAAAGCTGACATTGGTTGCGATACTAACAACGGATTCGCCACTTCCACTATTGGTTCTGGTGCAGGAACAGCGAACACCATCTACGGTGGTGGATCGAAAGCGGCTGGTGCTCTGTCTGGAAAGGCTTACTTCAAGTATTTCCCGCTTTACCAGTTCAAGTTCCTTGCAACTGAGACAATGGCTCTGAATAACTCGCTGGCTTACGCTGATCTCAGCGCTGCTGGTGGTTATATCGTCGCTGTGGTGAACGCTCCGAACGCTGCGACAGATCCGGGCAAGATTGGTTACTACCATGTAACAGCCAACGACGGCAACAAGCTGACCGTAACAAGCGGTAACGCTGGTCGATTCAACGGAACAACCGATTCGACCAACTTCGCCGCGCTTACCACTGCGCTTGGCGCTGCTGTAGTGGGAACCAACACCACCCAAACCCACTCTGCTGGGACATCTACGGCATACCTTGTCAACAGTTCCGGAGTTCCTATCGGCCACACGCTCTTCCTTGGAAAAGCTGCTGCTCGCCGGGGATACGGCAAATACCGCAACCAGCGTTCGTCTGACGATCATGAGGGCGGTTTCGTTAAGGACATCTTCGTCACTTCCGTCTTCGGACAGGAGCACTGCGAGGATGCAGCAGGGCGCAAGCCCGGATACCTTGTCATCAGTCACGCTGTGCAGTATGCTGGGGTTCCGTTTCCTAACGTAAGCTAATAGCAGGGCTCCCACATCGTGAGCCCAAAATCTCACCGGGGCCTTGGTTGCGAACTTGCAACTGGGGTCCCGGTTCTGCTATAATATGCCCATGGCCATAAAAACAGCAGCAGTATTGGAGCTTCCCGGTAAGGGGAACTTCGCCCCTAACAAGTTTGGAACTCGTTACGGAGCCTTTATCAAGACTAATATCCCGGGACAAAAAAAAGCTCTTTGGATATTTAAGAGCAAGCTATATGACGTAACTAAGCAGGAAGAAGTTGACGAATTTAATGAAATGTGCGCCAACGTCATTCCGAACTGTTACAAAGCCATCAGGTTAGCTCCCACTCCTCGACTTATTGTTCTTCCCGAAGAAGCTAAAAAACCCACAAACAAAAAGGGCAACGAGCCCGAAACCAATCAAACTAAAGAGCCTAAAAAGAAAAAGGGCAAGGCATCTGCCACCCCGAAACCCCCGGCTCTTGCAATCCCTCCCTCCGGAGGATAAAGCACCATGACTCTCCTTGAACTTCGTGACAATGTCACCCGTGCCCTCTGGCTTGAACAGAAGGCTACCGTTCCTGATTATATTTGGAACGATGTAACCACTGCGATCAACTCAGGGTTGCAACTGATGTTCTCCTCGCCACTCGACTACTTCCGCAAAGAGGAGATAGACGTTGTTTTTGGCGTAGGGGAATCCGAAAAAAACCTCTATGACGAGGCTGAAGTCCAAGAGGTTATAGGGCCTTGCTGGATTCCAGCGGAAGACAGCCGAGAGTTGCACCAGATCACCGATCAGTCGGAGTTCAACCAATTTTTCCAGCGATTCTACGGCAAGAACGAAACCGCTGCCATCGCTGACGGAGCGCCCGAGGCTCTTATTTACTTAGTTCGCACCCGCCGATCCCGATCCGAGGATAGCGGTAAGGACGCCTCAGCCTGCTTCCTTGCAATTAAACCTACCCCGACAGCAGCTATCACTGTCCGTCTTTTGGTGGCTAAATCAGCTCCCGTCTTCTCTAAGTCTACAATTGAGAACCTAACCGGAACCGAGGTTACTCCTGTCCCAGCCGACAAGGTGGAGACAATTCTTCTGCCTCTATGCCGGATGTATGCAATGCGGTCCCATTTCTTCTGGGAGAAGGACAAGTCTCCGCTATTTGAGCAGGATGCAGCTCGGGCTATGCAGACTCTGCAAGTTTCAGATCCAGAAAATGGAACAATGTCTCACATGTCCGAGCAGATGAAAAAGCAAGCATCCCGAACAGCCCAATAAATTATGACCGTCGCCCAATTTTCCCAGCGCCTTGCAAGGTGGACCTCCTCTAAGACTCTCTCACAGATGCCTATGGAGGATCGACTCGTATTGCTCGATTGCATCAACGCAGCAGTTTACAACTGGTTTGCCGCTGCTCCAGAGCGGATGCGCATGACGACAGTTAGTCATTTGCTACGCGCACCGGAAGAAGGGAGCGCCACTGTCACCGCTGAAACTAACGAGCTTACTGGGGTTACATTGCAAGATTACCACCTCGGAGCGTCCATAGAGTTCGATAACGAGCCTCACTTGAACGAAATCGTTTCGGTTACTGGAACCCCGAAAGTTCTTAACTCTTTCCGAAACTCAGGAACAAAGAATTATACCATCTACTTTGATTCGATCATGATCACTGATTATCTGATCAACCGAATCGTAAATCACCCTCGCATTCTCGATACGGGACAAGAGCTATATCGGGACGACGAAGCTATGCGATTCCAAGGCGCTGAACGCCGAGGAGCTATTTGGGGCCCGGTAAGTTGGTGGGATGTTGCAAACACCCGTAACTTTGGCACCCCTTACCGCTACGTTTTTGAAAACACCGGGCTCTCGCTTCAAGATGAGGCCCGAATGATGATCAGGGTCGATCCTATTCCCGAGGCCCCTCTTACAATTAACTTTGATGCTGTTGTAGACGCTCCCACTCTCGAGGTGGATAGCATGAACGGAAGCGTGGACATCGCAGTTCCCGACCAGTATGTTCTTCCGCATCTTCTCCCACTTGCGCTTAGTGATCTTGCCCTCACCCCGATTTGGAGTGGCAGTAACGCTGACTCCGCAATCGCCAAAGGGCAGGCCACTATAGCCAAAATCCAAGGACAAATAACTCAGAACCAAGGAGCGCCTCGCAACCGCTTCCGCACCCGACCGGGCTGGTAAATTATGATCGTCGAAGCAACAAAACTCCAAGAAGCCATCCAGCAAGCTCTGCGGGAGGTAAATGACGCCTGTCTTGCCCTCAGGGCCGAGGGCGTGACCGTATTACTACCGGAATCTATCGACTTTGAAGTGCGAATGGTTACCAATGGTGACATTGGCGCCGTCCAGAGGTCTGTAACTGAGGCTGAAGCTGATGGAGGCCAGACTGTTACTCTCCGAGAGCAACTTTCTCCCGATACCGAAAAATCAGAAAAAAGCGGTGAGAAATTTCAAACCCAGAGGAACGGAACTGCTGGAAGCGAGAGAACCGAAATTTCTCACCCGTCTGTTACAACCCAGCAGGGAGGAGGAGACAATTCGGAGGAGAATGTTACTTACACATACGAATAACATAAGCCATGGCAGATTTTAAAATTACCAACCGAGATACCGAATCCTCTACGACCCGTGGATCATCGTCTATTCAATCTTATGGATCGCCAACTATCCGATCCGTAACCTCAACTCCAACAGGATACACCGAGACAAGGACTCAAATCGGAACCATTACGACCGACTCGACTACTACTCGCGGGAATGTTCGGGATACCCGAACTACCACTGGGGTGTCAAAGACTACTACGCAAAGCGAAGATAAGGGCGTCATCCTAAAGTTTCGCATTCCTATCCAGCAAAAAAATCCAATTCAGCGTCAATCATGACTTTGATTGCAATAGCAATATTAATCGTCGCCAGTTTAACTTTTATGATCTCAAGATCCAACAGACAACACCTCAAAGGGGGGCAAAAAATTGAAGATCCTTGGGTTCTGGACACTGGGTCCACTCCTTTCGAGCTTTCCCCTTGCGACCCCACTAACGCCAAGCGTGGAACCTCTCTCGCATGGCTTGAAACCAATAGCGATCTTGCCATCAAGGATGGCGCAGCGAGCGACAATAACTGGACGCTTTCTGGTGAAGACCTCAAACCAAACTAACAAAAATGGCCACTCCAAACATAGTTCCAAACTCCAATAACGAAGGTCGCCTTGGCCGCTCTGGCTTGCAATGGCTTGAGGTGCGCGGGCAGTCCATATATCAGAACGGCAATCAGGTCGCGGACCTCGCAAGCCCTGCTTTTACCGGAACCCCAACTGCGCCGACGCAGGCTTCCTCAGATAATTCGACCAAGATTGCAACAACCGCCTTCGTCAAGGATTTGCTGTTTAGTGACGGATATCCCGTGTTCTCCGCTCACGCCGACCAACGAATTCCAAAATATGTTACGTCAACTGGCCAATATGAGGACTCGGGCTACACCTCCGCTGATTTCTTTAACCTTGCCAATGCAACAGGAACACTTACGAGCACCGGGAGCCTGATCGGACCCACTGGAGTTATTGGTGGTTCGTCAGACCTCCAAGATGACATTTCCGATATTAATACTCGATTGACCACCGTAGAAGGGTTGAGTTATGCCGCAACCAGTCACACCCATGTCAGCGCTGACATTACTGATGCGAGCGCTACCGGAACTGCCAGCGTCCTCGTTCTCAGAGGCAGCACTGGAGAGGTAGTAGGGGGTAGCTCAGCCTCGACAGGCAATGGTATTACAGGTGACGCCACTGGAACGGAAGGAGTTGGAGTATTCGGGTCTAATATTGCTGGAGCGAGCGGAGTAGGAGGATCTTTTGTGTCCACAGCAACTTCCTCACCCGGCGCTGGCGTCATTTCCGAAATGAGCGGTAGCGCAACCAGACCGAACTTTTGGGGGTTTGGAACAGGCACTGGCAACTTTCTTGAATTTGCAGCCACTGCGGTTAGCTCGGCTCTGTTTTACATCACTAAGGCCGCTGAAATGGTCTGGGGCGTAGGGGCGAACACTAAAAAGATTGCTCCCGGCACGGCTACAGGGGACCGAGTTGCAACTCTCCCCGACGCAACCGGGACTATTGTCCTTGGTGATGGCTCCGGAGTTACTGGTGCTACAGCTTTCAGAACCGCCATTGACCTCGGAAGCTCATCCGATCCTGAGTTCGCGACTGTCGCGGTCGATGCAAGCACAAGCTCTGGATTGCTGTTTGGATCTGGCGGGGCAACGCTTGCATTGCAATCCGCATCTTCCACCACTACATGGAAGCTACCCTCTGGAGGGGGATCGACTGAGAATCTTGTAGATGGCAAAGGAAACGGACTAACGGCCTCTGATTTCCGAACAGCCCTTGGGGTGGTTGCGGGCAGCGGCGGAACCATGACAGGAGCGCTGACAATTAACCCCTCCTCGGGTTCGACTCAGTTGCAACTGACTGGAGCCAGCGGAAACACTGGAAGCATTATTTGCAATCCCGGTGGAGCAAGAACCTACACAATGCCCGACGCAACCGGGACTATTGTTCTTGGAGATGGATCAGGAATTACCAGTGCTGCAAATTTCAGAACCGCCCTTGGCGTTAGCCAAATCGGCTCCGATTCTTCTATAGGGTATGCCCACGCCTACATTAAGCTGACATCAGCAGCAGCGGTAGCTACGCCTGCGAGTGCCTCTCCGTCCACTGTAGTAGCTCCTTCAGCCAGCTTCCTAATGAGCAGCACAAGCCTGTTCACCATCCCAAATGCCGCATCAGCAAGCCTCACCTATGGTGGATCTGGGTCTGACTCGTCCGGATCTGCTAATTTTGCTGTATCTGTGTCGGTTTCCGTAGAAGACGCTGGAGCTAATCACGAAATTGAACTGTCCATTGGCAAAGGAGGGACTCAGCAAACTGGCACAGTAATGAAGGCTACATACGGATTATCCGGCACCCCCGGAGCCGATACGTCCATAAATATTGCTACTCAAGGAATTGTCTCTTTAGCCACTAACGATACCATTCAAGTAATGATCCAAGACATGGATGGAACCCCGGCAGACCTCAAGGTTGCTATGCTACATATCTCAATCATCCCATTGAATAGTTAAGCCATGAAGTCCCACCTCGCACTAATATCACTTGCGGCTCTGCTTCTTGCAAGTTGTGCGACTTCGGGCTCCAATACCTTAGCTCCGCAGGCTGTTCCGGTTCCCCCTCCTGTTGCAACACCAAATATTGGACAGGCCGAAGATCAGGTTCGCAAGGTAGAAGACAAGGTAGAAGATGTTGAAGATGCTGTCCGCGAGGTAGGGAGTCAACTGGAAGCGGCAAGAGCTTCGGCGAAATCAATCGAGGCGATTGCGGAGGAGGCTTATGCCAACGGGCTTGAAGCGGGATCATCGTCAGCAACAGACCTCAGGGCCTTTGTGAGCGAGCTAAAGGCTGAGCTTAAAAAATCAACCGAAGCACGCGAGACAGCGATGGTTGCTCTCGCTCAGGCTAAAGCGGAACTTGATAAGACTGAGCAGGCTAATGCCATATTGCGGACACAAATAACAACCATGGACGAGCAGAATAAAGCGCTCGTAGCAAGGCTCAATGAGGCTAACGCAAGGCTCAGGATAGGAATCAAGATTGCAAAAGAACGCGACGAGGCACTCACAAAGCTGACAAAAACTGAGGAAAAGCTCTCCGGGGCCCGTAAATATGTCATCGGCGTCTGGATTGCTATAGTCCTAATTATCTTATACGTTGTCTTGAAAGTTCTTATTGCAACTGGCAAGATCACACCGCAAGGCCGAATGGCTTCATTTCTTTTCCGATAACCATAACAAAAACCAACCATGCCCACACATCTAAACCAGACCATGAACGTGAAGCACAAGTTTGAGGACAGCGCTATTGATGTGCTAAACCTCTCTGCTGCTGGAGCCGCTCCCGGCTCAGACTCAACCTTCAAGAGTGTTGCAAGAGGTGTAATCTGCCAAACGGCAGGAAACCTTGAAATCACAACCCTTTCGGAGCGCAAAGTAGTCATCCCTGTGCCTGTCGGTCAGCTTTCTATTTGCATTAAGAAAGTTTGGTCTGCAAGCACGACCGCTCAAGGAGTTTCAGTTCTTTTTTAAGTCATGCCCGGATCATTGCAACTCGGATTGGGAATCCAATGCGCTCAGGGGTTCTCTTCTTTCGACCCCTTATCCCTAAACCCGATTCTCGCATTTGAGGCAAGCAAATCGATGCTGGCTGCGGGAGACACTGCTGCGGAAAATTTTGACTTAATTGCCGCTCTGGAGAACCGAGTAAGTGGTGGGGTGGATGCGACCCAGACCTCATCAACTACATACCAGCCCCGCGCACACGTTCCAGTAGGTGGAGGGCATTTGTATTTGCCATCAGTGAGCGGAAACTCGGCCAGCGTCACCTTCCCTTCAATCGCGGCTGACGAAGACTTCGTTTTTGAAGCGGAGGTCTTTCTGGTTTCTGCAACTAATTTTTATCTTGTCACAGGAGCAACGGCTGATCATAGGTTCGCCATTTTCGACGGAAAATTTTATTTTGCATCGTCTGAATTTCAAACATTGGACTCGTCCTTAGCGACTGGAGCTTCCACCTTAACTGTCGAGCGAAGTGGCAGCACGCTAACACTGAAACAAGATGGTGTGACCAAAGCGACAAAATCTTCAGGTGTTTCAGATAATGCTTATAATTTCACGCACCTATCGTTCAATCAGCAGTTCACCAGCTCGATATTAGGTCTGAACGGCTATATTAAGACAGCCACCCTTTCTGTTGCTGGAACCGAAGAGCTAAATATTGACTTTAGCAACGCTACACATGGCGCGTCTTCCTTTGTCTGCTCAACGGGGCAAACGGTTAGTATCAACAAGGCTGGTCTCGACCCTGCAACAATTATTCGACGGTCTGTAGCACGCTTCGATGGCGTTGCTAATTACATGTTCAACACGTTTAGCGAAGATGTTACTACGGCTCATGGGTTTATCAAATTTGCTGTAAACGGAGACACTTTCAACAACACGGCTCCAACAACCCTATCTTTGTTTCGCACCGATCACTGGCTCACGAACGCTGCGATTCTTTACTCAGGTAACGGCACTACAGGCACGAACGGCAGGACTTATATTGCCGCTACTGTTATGTCGCAGTCAGGTAAATGGGATGATGCGAACGGAACGATTGTCGCGGAGATCGGTATTTCTGACGGAAATCATTTTTCAAAAATCAACAACGCTTCCATACAAACGGACAGCAGTGCGTATTCTCTAAACGCGAGCAAATTCCGTATTGGTGCGGGGTCTGTTAGTGGCCAAGCCCCGATTGACATTGAACAGATTTATCTTTTTGATCGAGTCCTTTCTTCTGAGGAAGCGGCAAAGGTGCAGGATTATATGAATCCATCGGACAGCATCTACCGACGCATCACAGACTCGGATGCTTTGGCCTATATAGCCGCGCTTGAGGGTGACGGGGTGAGCGTCTCCGACACTCAGAAAGAAGCCATCGAAGATTTCTGCGTGACCGCAAAGAGTGGAGGATGGTATTCCAGCCTGAAGCGTCTCTACCTCCCCATCTGGGGAGCTGCCGCGCCTAACGCTCGATGCCTTGTCAGCAGCACCAGCGGAACATTTGAAGGCTCATTCACTCACGCCACTGGCTACGCACACCCAACCGCTGCCTCGTCTGCGAACAGGTTCAATACCGGATACAAACTTTTGGATGACTTGACCACCGAGGACGCTTGCCTTATGGCCATTGCCTACGATGATGTTCCTCCCCCAGACCGAGCCATTAACGCCTCCAACAAAACTATTATCGGTTCTGGCTCAATTACCGCAAACGGTGTTAGAATAAATACAACGAGTAGCTCACTTGTTCCCCAAGCCGTATGGCTGGGTGTTAATGAGTCTACTCTGCCTTCATATGGTTCTCACGGTGTTCTCCTATCAAACCGCAAGGGCGGGGACACAACATTAAGCAGAAGAACCGCTTCCGCATACGACGAGGACTCGACGACAGGGACACTAACGGGAACTTATAATAACAACTTCCCCATTACTGGATACGGCTCATCGTCTGGTTCAACAGGAGCAGTCGGTCAGGCCACAGATTCAAAAGCAGGCGCGTTTGGAATTGGTGAGGGACTCGATGCAACTGACCGCGCAGCCTACACGCTCGCCGTGAAAAACCTTTGGGAAACTTGCTCAGGACTTACGTTATGATTGGATTTATTACTACACCCGAAACAGCCTCGACCGTATTGGATGCAATAAAGCAAGTCCAGATTGATAACGGGAGAGCCCACTACTGGACCACGGGAGCAGAACCTATTTACACCGGAGAAAATGCTGGTCAAATGTTCATGCCTGCTGGTGATGAGGTTCTCGATACTCCGCTCCGTAATGGCCTCACACCCCGCGATTTTCCCGAGTTTGACCAACTGGTAACCCTTCTCGGAGGGTTGGACGCGAGAGTCGAAGTAGACCCCGACTTCTTAATTAACCCTGACATTCCCACTGAAGAATGAGCGAAGAAGATAATCCCCTCACTGAACTTGAGCAAGATCAGTCAGACACTGGTTGGTTCTTTTTTCTTGCGTCGCCGGACGTATACCCAGCTCTTTCAGAATACGTTGACGACTCGCGAGGATACCCTATTGAGGGCGAAAAAGCATCTACGTTGAGAGGTCTTCCAGTAGCCGAAGAGCTTTTGACGGCAACCGACGGCAGTGGACGGCTAATGATTCAACTCGCAACGTGGCGCGTAACCGCAGACGATCTCGCCGTCCTTGAGCCGTATATCGATCAAGGAGACGTATTCATCGTTACGGAGGAAGAATGGCTTTCTTTGAAGCCTGAAGCAGAAAACGAGATTTAGGACATGCCAAAACCGCGAAGAAATCCACTGGAAAAAGAGAGGTTCCTTGAGGGAAACCGCCAGCGGTGGGCGTTACTTCTTATTCTTTGCGCTTCTGGAGTCCTTGTTGCAAATGTCTACGAGTCATCTATTAACCCTGAGCCATTTCTTACTTTTCTCACCATGATTGGATGCGTATTCCTGCTTGGGATGTCCGCTGACTCGATCATGAAAATCAAAAACTCTCCCCCTCCCCCTCCAGAGGGAGACTCCAAGTGAGCAATGAACAAGACCCAGATCAAAGCGTTGCAAACTCATGTGGGGACGGAAGCTGATGGATTCTGGGGCCCTAATTCGATTGCCGCAACTAAGAGCCACCTTAGATCCCTGATGCCAAAGGATAACCCTTGGCCATCCTCCTCCCAGTCATCTCTTCGTAGCTTTTACGGCACCCCAAGCACTGAGACTTTTACTAACCCTGATATTGTTCGGGTAGACGCTCCAGAGTGGCTTAGGCTCTACGATACCGACAAGCCTGTAACTGCAATCTCATGCCACAAAAAGGTCTCTGAGTCACTCCTCCGGGCTCTCAACGCTGCTTACAAGAAGCACCCGGATTTTGTTCGGAGATACTTTGGTTGCCACGTTGGCCGCACCATGCGAGGAGGATCAAGCCCCTCTACCCACGCTTACGGGGCCGCAATCGATCTTTCTGCCTCAACCAACACTAACCGCTCACACTGGCCGCTTCGATCCAATATGCCTATCGAGGTAATGGAGGAGTTCGCAAAGGAAGGCTGGTTGCCCGCTGGGGCCTTCTGGTCTCGCGACGCAATGCATTTTCAAGCTACCAGATAAAATTGGGAAATGGATATTGAAGGTCATACTATAATCATGGCTTTTGGAGGCGTTGCGTCTGCCCTTCTTTCAATATGGTCTCTCACAAGCAAAGGAAGAGATTCATGGGGTTCATGGTGGGAGAGGCGCCAAAAGAAGAAGCAAATGCCAGAGTTGATCTGCTGCATAAAAAAGGAGCTGGGGATAATCCTAAAGCGGCAAAAGGTTATTTCTGAACGCCAGAAAGGATTTGAGAAGGAGCTGACGACCAACGGAGGATCTTCTTTGAAAGATGAGGTTCGCCTTTTGGTCAGTGAGCGCATGATGGAGTTGCAAGAGGCTCCATATCCTGCGTTCAGAACTAACACGAATGGAGAAAACATTTTCGTCAACCGAGCCTATGAGACGTTGGTCGCTGCTAATGATGACGCATTGATTGGGCTCGGTTGGCGTCAATTCTCTGCGAACACGATAGAGTCCGATAGCTACTTCAAGAGGTGGAAAGAAATATCTGCCACAAAATCGCACTTTGCCGGGACTCTTTCATTCAAGAATACCAGCGGGCAGTATCGAGGCCAGTGGTTTGTCCGAATTGTCCCCCTCGGACCTAATAAGACTCACGACCAAGTTTGGGGAGGGCGACTGCATCCCGAAGATGATGTTGCAAAAAAAATCTCAGAGGGATATGGTTGGGATCGATCATGAGCACAGCGACATCAAATGAACTAAAGATTAACATTTCTGACGAGGAGGCTGACGAGCTTCTACGAGCCGCTTGCAAGAATGACGAGGGAGCGTGGTCAGAGTCATTTGGAAAGATTCTCTACAAGAACGGAGACATCAAGCTGCTTGATCTCAACTACTTGCAGGAGCAGGTCGTAGAGTCCATCATTTGGTGCCGACAAAACGGATACCCCTGTCGGATCATCATCCTCAAGCCCCGACAAAAAGGCTCATCTACTATCACGACCGCTTGCCTCTACCACATGTTGCAACGCAGGCAGGCAAACGGACTGATTATTGGCGGAGAGTTTAGCCAGACGGACAACCTCTGGAAGATAACCCGCCGCTATTCTGACTACGACAAGATGCGGTGGGGCCAGAAGCCACCACGCATAACCAACGAGCGAGGGCACTTCGACAACGGATCTACGCTGGAAAAGGAAACAGCGCAGGACTCAGAAGCTGGTCGATCCGGAACCTTCCACTTCCTTCTTGCAACCGAGATCGGTCGCTGGAAAGACACCCCGGCTCGTAACAGCGCAGAGATCCTCACTGGTGTTTTGGCCTGTATGCCGGACTTGCCAGACACTGTTGCAGTTTTGGAATCTACTGCTCAGGGTCCATCCGGGGTATTTTATGACCGATGGAACGACGCGGACGACTGGGAGCATGTTCGCGCCACCAAGTCTGGCGAGTGGAAGGGCCGATGGATTCGCGTGTTCGCCCCGTGGTATGCCTTCCAAGACTCCTGCGACAGCCTTAGCCCATACGAGCAAGAAGAGGTCAGGAGGAGCCTCACGCCTACTGAGCGGGACCTAATGTCCAACTACAGCACCAGAGGTGCGGATGGGCGCCTCTATGAGATTACCGTGGGGCATATCTCATGGAGACGGAAGATTCTGGAGGCCGAGTGCGACGGAGACGAAACCAAGTTCGACCGAGAGTTCCCAACAACCCCTCAGCACGCCTTCCGGGCGTCGGCTCGCACCCGGTTCGACCGAGATGGGCTCGACTGGCAGCGGAGACATGCGACCGCTCAAGAATGCAAGTATGGCTTATTAGAGCTAAGTCAGAGCGGAAAATCAGTTAGCTGGCGCCAAACTTCTGATGAGGAGTGCATTTTCAACATTTACGAGAAGCCTCGCGAGGGATATTACTATCTAATCAGCGCCGACCTTATGACGGGTCAGAGTCAGGTTGGAGGTAAGGACCCCGATTGCCATTCTGTTCTGGTTTGGAGAAAAGGCTTCTTCGACCGGGATCGCGGATGGACCCCTCCAGCAATGGTTGCAAGAATCAAGCCCGAATGCCGTTGGGATATTGACATTCTATCCGAGTGGACATGGAGATTGGCCCATTATTACGGAAAGTGCCTATTGGTCTCGGAAATCAACTGCGACCGTGGTTTTATCGAGCTTATCCGATCTAAAGGTGACATCCCGATCTACCAGAGAGAGATTTTCAACCATGTAAACCAAAAGAGGTCAAAAGCGTTTGGATGGCATACCAGCTCATCTACGAGATTGCAGATTGAGGAGACCCTCGCAAGAAATATTCGCTCATATAATGAGGATGGCGGCGGTGTTCATCTTAACTGCCTGAGCATCATTAGTGAGTGCGAGACGTTTTGCGTAAACAACAAAGGCCGGGCTGAAGCACTGAGGGGCTCTCATGACGATGATGTTCTTTCGAGCGGCATAGGATTGTGTGTTATTGAGCAAGCAACCCGCTACCGGAACCGATACGAGGACATTCCGATCCCCCGTGATCTCCGGAAAGCCGAAAGTAAGTTGCAACGAAAGCGCCGGGGGACGGGGATCTTGCAACGCAAGGGCTTCTTTTAGAAACTGTAGGCTTGCAATTGCAACAATTTTAGCTTATTGACCAGTCATGACTTATGGTAAAAGCAAGGCTCTTGCAGAAAAAACGACAGGAAGCTCAAAGGCGGCAAGCCGGATAGCGAGCAAATCCGCGCCTTCACAGCGCCCAACAGCAGATCCGGGGATGAAGCAAATGACTGGTCCTCCTAAAAATGCGTCCGGAAAACGCTTCAAAAGTGTTTTGGACGGAGAAAGGAAACCGACCCCAGCGGAGTTGAGATCTTTTGAGAAAGCGGTGCGCGAATCCAAGAAGGAATTTGACGAAAGAGCAAAGAAACCACGCTTCAAAAGTGTTTTGGACGGAGAAAGGAAGCCGACCCCAGCGGAGTTGAGATCTTTTGAGAAAGCGGTGCGCGAATCCAAGAAAGAATTTGACGAAAGAGCAAAGAAAAGCCCTGTCAAGAACGCAATGAGCAAATGAAAAAAGGACTATACGCAAATATTCATGCGAAGCGGAAACGAATCAAAGCCGGTTCCGGAGAAAAAATGAGAAAACCCGGCAGTAAAGGCTCTCCCTCGGACAAAGCATTTAAGAACTCTGCCAAGACGGCAAGAAAAATTCCTGTCAAAAAGGCCATGTATTAGCCCACCCTTATGCAAGAAGGATACAAAAGAGCGGCAAGCCGCATTAGCAAGAAGAAGGGATCGGGCGATTTCAAGCCTCATTGGATGTATGACCCAAAAACAGGGAAAAGGGAAAGAGCCAAAAAGCCTGAGGACCATGAGAGATTAAGCGCTTTAGGATGGGGCCACAAACCTCCACAAAAGTAACAAAAATGAGCGAAGGATCAAAAAGAGCGGCAAGCCGCATCAGTAAAGGGCGTGATCCGAAGCTAAAGAAAGCCGGAGTCAGCGGTTATAATAAGCCTAAGCGAACTCCCAACCACCCCAAAAAGAGTCATGTCGTTGTAGCCAAAGAGGGGAGCCAGACAAAGCTCATTAGGTTTGGTCAGCAGGGGGTGAAGACCAATCAGACAGCGGGGCAAAGGGAGGCATTCAAGTCTCGCCACGCGAAGAATATCAAAAGAGGGAAGATGTCTGCGGCATACTGGGCCGACAAGGTAAAGTGGAACAGTTCCAAAACTAAGTCTCCTTCTAAGAAGTGGAAAAAAGGATCATAAGGATGCCAGCGAAAGGACAATACAGCTCCAATGCAACTGCTGATTCAATAAGGCAGCGAGGATACAATTCTCGGCCAGAGCAAAAGAAGCGACGCGCTCAGAGGAATGCCGCGCACCGTGCCGCCGTCCGAATTCATGGCAAAGATGCGTTGCAAGGTAAGGAGGTTGACCATCCGGGTAGCTCAAAAAATGGATCTCTTAACAACGCCCGAACTCGGATTATATCCAAAAAGAAAAATCGACAGCTTGGAGGAGCTAAGTCTCACACAGGAAACTCAAGAAAATAACCTTGGCGATGCAGTCTATCAATTCAGTGATGATCGCAGGGCATCGAGTTAAAATAACTAACGAGCAACTGGAGGACTGCTACGGAGAATACTCACATGAACGACGCACTATTAAACTCTCCAACAAGCTACTGGCTAAAGACTACCTTCCCACCCTTCGGCACGAAATGCTCCATGCCGCTTTCCATCTCTCTGGAATCTCTTTTCTCGAGAGTTTTCAAGAGGAGGCGTGCGTCCGGTGCGTAGATGAGATTTTTTTCCCCGCATACGAAAGGCTCTTAAAGAGACTTCAAAAATAAACCAACTAACGCCCCATTAAGACCATGTCATTTACCCATGAAAAGCACGGAAAAACCCTAAGAACAAAGTCCGTTCTCAACAATGTGGGTGACAGCCAAGACTTTCTTTTACTCTTCGATGTCCACTGGGATAATCCAAAGTCGGACCATGATCTATTGAAGCGTCACCTCAAAGAGGCTAAGGAGCGAGACGCCAAGATCCTATTTGGGGGTGACCTGTTCTGTGTCATGCAAGGACGATACGACCCCCGCCGATCTCGATCAGGCATTCGCCCAGAGCACGATACAACTCACTACCTTGACGCTGTTATCGATACCGCTGTGGAGTTCTTCGCCCCTTACGCTGAGCAGATTATATTTATTGGACACGGAAACCACGAAGCCTCGGTTTCAAAAAATAACGAAACATCAGTGATTGATAGATTTGCGGAAGGGATTCGTCAGCACGGAGGCCATCCTGTAGTGGGAGGAATTGGGTGCTGGTGGCTTTTCGGGACTTGCAATAAAAATGGAACTCGGAAACACATGACCCCCGCATTTTTCCATCATGGGTCCGGGGGGGGTGGGCCTGTTACAAAAGGCGTAATCCAGACAAACCGGAGGGCTGTTTACCTCCCCGATGCGAAGTTTGTATTCACGGGGCATATTCACGAAAAATGGCAGGTCACTACTGTTCGGGACAGGATCAACACCAACACTGGAGAGTATTACTTGGATGAACAAGTTCATGTTTGCGTTCCCACTTATAAGCAGGAGTATGCTCCAGAAACTACTCAGTTTCACGACATCTTAGGTCGCCCACCCAAGCCTCTTGGAGGCGTCTGGTTTACCCAGACATACATGGGCCGAAAAAAGGATATAGCTACCGCTCATCAGACAAACGGGGGCGTTATGATTAAGAACGAAATCAGATTTACTGATTAGTGATGTGTAAGGATGAAAAAGCCCCCGGCTCCGTTAAGAACCGGGGGCTTCCAATCACTATGTTATGTTCTATGCTAAGAAATCTTTAGGTCTCTGAGGCTGCTGCGATGGCCTGATTATCGACATTGAGTCGCTCACGACGCTAATTGAGTCGCTCAAGCGGACGCAGCGAGACAGGTCGAAACATGAGAAAAAACCAGCCCCTGCCTCAGAGGGGTTGAACCATGAAGGTTGGGGTATCGCAAGGCAAGGTAAATATCACTTTTTCTTAACCTTAGAACTTTGGCGCTTCCCAGATTTCGATGATCGTCTCTTCGGCGTCAAAAGACCGGACACGTTGCGGCACAAGGACGACTTCAAGATGCTCGGGGGAATCGTCTTTGCAAAGTCCGCACTCTTGAATGAGAGCGTCCAGATAGTGCTTTGCTGCGGCTCCCAATCCGTCGTAGTCTCGGGATCGGACGGTTCGGACGGTAACGATTGCAACAAAGCGGCTCGCTGCTGGTTCCTCACTTTGTGGTCGAGGCCGATGTTCCGGTTCCTCTTGATTGCATTTAGCGTCGGGCCGACTTGCGGTATGCGAACATGAGCTATCTTTTTTGTGCCACTGTCCGTCAGGGCCTTCCTCAAAACCTGCGCTACGAAGCTGTTCTTCATTGAATTTTGGCATTGGGTTTAGAGTTCATCGTCTCGCCAATCAAACAGGACCAGAGCTTGGCGGTCAAAGATATAGTTTTTTGGCTGAGAATGTTCCTCCCCGCCCACCATGCTACCTACCGGACGCAAACGCACTCCGATTGCATCGTATTCGCCTCCCGGTTCAATTTCAATCACTTCACCGACTCGACCGTAGTGGGTTGGGTCACAGTGAGACGAGCCACTCAAGACGCGAATTCGATCACCAACTTGCAATCCGTCTTTTTTATTAGCTGGTGACGCAGCAGGAACGAGCGGGATTCGTATGAACATCCCCTCTTTCCCGTGGGGAGTCATCCCGTATACAGCCGGATTTCCTTCGTCTCGCAACTCTTTAGCCATTTTTCCCAGTTTGAAACATTCCTCCGGGCTATATGCTCTGATGCATATAGTTGCTAAATCTCCAAAGTCTTTTGACTCGGATTGCTTTTCAATTGTGACTTTCATATTTTCTATTTTTTAGGGTTTCCTTGTTGCTTTACTCTCTCTCGCTTAGAATTGAACAAGGGAACCAGAGAGCGCCATCTTCCCTTTGTTTTGTGTATGTAGCCTTTTTTCGTGAGCGAATAAATGCAATTCACGGCTGAGTTGTTTGACTTCCAACCCATGTATTCCATTAGTTCGCTGGACGTAGGAGATTGTCCGCTTTGAAGATAAAAGCTAACGATGAAATCAAGAGATGCGGATTGCAACTGAGTTAATCCGGGGAGGAGGTCTTCTGGAACCTCTCTCGCGTTTCTGAGAACGTAATTCTTCAAGGTCTCGTCAGCTTCCCGTAATGTATCAGAGGCTTGCCTCCTCTGCTTGATAAGGAATGCAATGACCGGATCAACGTGTAGCTCTTCGGGAACTTGGAACCATTCGTTTTTCATTCTGATTCCCCCTCCTCGTTTACGCTACCAATCGCCATTGCGGAGAGCACCACGATTATTGAGGCAATAGCACTTGTCCAAAGTGACCACCCCCTCTGGAGGGACGCTCCAGAAAGAAAAAATAAGATTGCGCATATCAAAGATGCAATCAGTCCAAATTTTGTTTTTTTGCTCATAGCTTGGGAACCTCTTTGAATGATGTAGTGTCGTTGAAAAACTGTAGTTCGACCTCTCCGGTTCCACCGCTCCTGTTCTTCGCGATAATCGCGCATGCCTCGCTTGCACTCTTGGCTTGGTCACGGTGGAGCAAGATAACAGCGTCTGCGTCCTGTTCCAAATCTCCTGACTCCTTGAGTGACTCAAGGTTTGGTTTAGGAAGCTCGGTCGTTGCGCTTGCAGATGCGTATGCGTTGCCCGTCCGCTTGAGCTGGGCCAGTGCTATCACAGGAACATCCAGCTCTTTGCTAAGCGCCTTGAGGGCTCCAGACACTTCTCCCACCTCTTCCTTCTTCGACATGCGACTCTTGGGCTCGACGCCTCGGACAAGTTGGATGTAGTCCACAATGATGCACTTCACCCCATCCTTGGATACGGCTCGGCGGGCTCGGGATCGCAAAAGCTCAACATTGATACGGTCGGTATCGTCGATCCAGAGAGGCCAACTCTTCATAGCTTTCAACCCCTTTCGGATCGCCTCCAAATCCCTCTTGACCAACGCGCCTTGCAGCGAGGTCGTTGGGTTTACGCCACAACAGGTTGCGAGGAGTCGTTGTTGCAACTGTGTTTTTGACATCTCGCAGGAAAAGAACATGCATCCCACACCCTGTGAGACAAGGTTCACAGCAAGCTGACCAGCGAATCCGGTCTTCCCTACTCCGGGACGCGCTCCAACGAGGTAGAGTTTGGAGCCTTGCAACCCATCGAGAAACTTCTCGATCTGGAAATATCCAAACGGCATGCCTTTAATTGAGCCGGGGTTTTGCGCACGCCACTGGATCTCGTTGATAAGCTCATGCAACTCTCCAACGTGAGACACACCCCCAGATGTGAGGTGGCCTTGCAGGTGGAGTCTCGCTTGGCTCGTAGCAACCTCAAGCGACTCGATAGGGATGATCGCCTTGTCGGCCCCTTCGGTAGCCTTGGAGAAAGCGTCTGCACTCGCTGAAGCAATTTCTCGCCTCGCTGCTGTATCCCTGAGGACATCCATGACGCTTTCTGGGGCGCTCCCCGGGGTTACTCCTGCCAACTTTTCAAACAAACCTCTTAGCTCGTCGGATGCGCCATGCAAACGCAAGGACTCACTTGTCAGGGGTTTTCCTGATGCTGCCAGATCATAAACCGCCTCACACAATTCCTTTCGTTCACCAGTAAGGGTGTCGGTGACCGAGTGGTGCTCGGCCAGCAACTTGGGTTCGTTGCAACCGTGGCTGATCCAAGACTCCTCGGCGATAAGGTCATAAAGAGACTCTCGGGCCTTCTTTCTGTCGTCGCTCACTTGGGATGGTATCCTTTCCCTGCCGAGGTTTTCATTACACGCTCACGGGCCGTCTGGGTTAAGCCGTCCCCGCGAGGTATTTGATCCGTTGGCGAGGCTGTCATTCGGTTCCGGTCCACCAGAGCCGCCTCAATGTTGTAGATCCACTGAGAGACATCCTTCCTGTCGAGGCCAATATTCCCGTAGAAAGCACCAATGTCATTAGTCCCCTCGGCCTCACGCTGCAATCGGTAGTAGGCAATCAGGCGTTCTTGCAACTGAGAAACGCCCTCGTTGCGAGATCGCTCCATTCCAAAGTGGTCTTGAAGCTCCTTCATGCACGCCACAAACTTTGATCGAGACCAAACATCAGGCTTCTCGCTAACGGCCACAAGCATTGCATCTCGAGAGTTGTTGAACTTGATCTTATCCTCTACGTCATCGGGCTGAGCAAATAGAGCAGCCTCGGAGAGGTATGTTGGCGGGATGGGGAGCTGTCGAATCGGGGCTGGGATGCGCTGCACCACAACTGGCCACCTTGCAAGAGTCTTTAGCTTCCACTTGACCCCGTTGCTGCGGTCAAGGAGACCAAGCTCTTCAATGGCTTCCTCAATCGTCATGTCCGTCACGGCGCGGGCCATGTAGTCCAGTATCAATTCTCCAATCCAGAGAAGGATCTCTTTGTTCTGGCGATATTGAGCCTCGTATAGCCAAGCAAGATTCCCGCAAACTTCTTTGAGTTTGCTCTTCGTCATATCGGGATGCAACGACAGTTGCCCTGTCTCGGCGTCGATTTCGGCCTTGTCGGAGGCTTGGGACACATACCCGTTCATTTGCTCAAAAAATTCTTTGAGCCACTTCGGGCGAGACTGGTTCAACGTAGACCGCATTTGCGCAACCGAGTGCGCCTTGTCGAGGTCTATGATCGAATCTTCATCGTCTTGGTGCTTATCGGTGTAGAGCTTCCCTTCTCGTAAATCAAATGCGAGAGGCTGCTCTTCTGGAGCGTTAGCCAGTCTAAAATACTTCTCGTCGTTTTTCGGTTCTGATTTCATGAATACTTAATTAGCTCTGGTTATCCTCGGCGACAAGATCCGTCACGGCTTCTTGCCAAGCCTTTTGGCCGCTTACGAAATACTTCTCAATGTTAGCGCTCTCTCCGATAATCTTCTTCGTCTCGTCGTAGACCTCATTGGCTGCTTTTCGTAAAGCCTCTTCTTCGTCGAGCCTCGGAGTAATGAGGCTGATCAAAAGTTGATCGTAGGCTTTGTCCCACAATTCCCTCTCATCCATTATTGAGTCAAGCTCGTCGAGCTTAGCCTTAGCGTTCTCTTTCAAGTCATTTTCCTCGGCCATTTTGTGACCAGTAATGCAGCGATCTATAATCACAGGGTCGGCATCGCTCATCTTGCGAGAGGCTTTCTTTGTTGGAGCCGTTGTCCCCTTGCTTACGGTCTTTGGCGCCCCATGAAGATTCGGGGACAGCGTGTGAACGTGGTGCTTGGTGCTCATCCAAAGATTTGTTGCAATGGCACGAACGCTCTCCGGGTCTTCCTTGAGTAGCGGTCGGTCGTTGACAATCTCCTCAGATTTGTCGAGGCACAGGCAGTATCCGTATGCGATAAGCTGCAACTCCTTATCGAACTGAGACGATCCAGAAGGCTCGGGCTTCGGCCCGGGAGTCGGCTCGGGAGTCGGCTCGGGAGTAGGCTCGGGCTTGGCCTCCTGCTGCCCCTCTGGAGGAACGGCACGAATTGTTGCCTCAGGGTAAACCTTCACAACGATGGAGTCGTATTCTTTCCCTCGCTGCTTCCAGCGGTTGACCAGTAGACCTCTGGACTCGCCACTTTCGTTTCGGCCAGCGGCCAGTTGCAACTCATGTCCTTCTACGTTATCGAGGATATGGAGGGGCTGCTTCATTAGCGTGACCATGAGCTTGTTCCCTTCGTCATCAACGATGAGGAGGCTCTGACGGTGCTGCGACCACTTGAGGTCGTTTTCTGTCTGATCAGCGGGAGCGTATTGCTTTTCGATTGTTCCCCGCACTCCGGCGATGGGAGTTTTGTCAGCGAGTTCTTTAATTGATTTAATGTTCATGTTTTTATTTCTCTTCGTTTGGATTGTAGTTTTTCACCCAGCACCAGAGGGCCTGAGCATGTTTGAATGCTTCCCACGCCTTTTCGAGGTCTTCCTTTTTATGGATAACCAACTCAGCCTCCCAGCGGTCATCCGTGCCAGCTTTCGGGTGAGTGTTGACGAGGATGTTGGCCACTGGGGTATTGCTTGGGTCCATTGCAAAACCAAGCCCCGGCGTAGTGGGGACGGCGTGCAGATAGGCTCCGAGCTGCAAGAGGTCTGTCTCATACACAAGCGGCTTCTTTGTGTCGGCGCCACGGCTTTTGATGTCAGCCATTGCAATCAGGGGCTTGCCCTCGCTCGCGAGTTCGCCGTAGCCAGCATACGTTAGCTTCTCTTGGATGAACGGCTTGTTGGTATCTAACCAAACAAACCCATCGCATGTGCCAGCGAAGCCCAGAGGGTGAGCTACATAAAACTCGGAGAACTCTTCGTCGGTATACATCCCTGAGGGAAGCATGTCTTCGATCAGGTCTCTGAGTGGAATTGCAACCTCTTCCAGCTTCCTCCCCTCGACAATCTCCCCTTCCTTGATGGAATCTTTTGAGGTGATGCCCTTGAGGTAGTCGGCTCCAACTTCATGCAGACGAGAGCCAAGGCGGGCAGCGGATGCTGCGTGTTCCTTAGAGTCTAATACGACCCTCTTCGCAAACTCGTCTTCGCTCTCGCCGTCGATCTTCGGCAGCGTGAGAGCTGCCAGTATGGCTTGGTTTACCTTGTATGCTTCAAGAAAGTCTTTGTGCAAAATTCCAAGGACGTTGGTGACACTCGGAAACGCATTGACCTTCCGCGCATCGCGCAGAGTGGTTTTGCGTGTCTCGCCGTTCTTCCCGCGCTTTCCAGCGTATGGGACAGTGTGGAAGGACTCGACGCCCTTCTCGGGGTCAACCAGATACCAGTGGGATGCACTATCTGGTCGGACTACTTGGGTAGTGTTTTCTGACATAATTGATGTTCGGTTTTTATTTGAACTCGTCCAGCAGCATGAGGGCGACAGAGATTAGCAAGACGGTCCAAACGAGGGCCATGATGGCTGAGTCGGTCTCAAACTGTATGAGAAGCGCGTTCAATCGAGGGTTGTAGATTTGTTGGAAATTTCCATCCTGTCAAGCTCGGCCACGGCATATTTTTTGAAGCGGTCGCCCCATTTGCTCCAGCACTCCCCAATGTCCATACCATCAGGAACCTTGCTGCCGATACCACTGAACGACTCCACGCCGCTTGCATGTGCTATCACATGTTGCTGCATTTTTTTAGTTGCTTCTCGACCAGCAGTGTCGGCGTCATACCAGACTCCAACATTTTTATAGGCAAGGAATCCGTGAGTAATGCGAGGATCAGGCAAAACTTTGGACCCCGGAACTCCAAGAGCCGGGATTCCAAGTTGCAACATAGTGATGCAATCTGACTCGCCTTCGACGACCATTATCCTCGGTCGCACGCTGCCGATCTTGACCGGAGGGACAAGTTGCTCGCCAAAGAAATGCTGAGCGCTCTTCCCTTCCCACCACATTGTCATCTTCGACGATCTCGCGTCAAACCTCAGCTTGCACGCCTTGCCATAAGAATGATTGTCATAGAGCCATCCTATTGCGGGCTGGCGAAGCGCTGGATGTTTAAGGACCCCAACCATGCTTGACTCAACAAGATACCTCATGAACTCCAGATCGATGTCTTTGTAGGAGCAGAACTCAGTCAACACGTTGTCACCTTCGCTGAGGAACCTGAGAGCCTGATCGATCATCTGCCCTCGGACCTCTTCGGTGTATGGTCCGATCTTATCTCGGAACGATGACGATTGTTGCTTGTCTTGCCTGAACTGGGATCTCGGTGGAGGTGGGACAGATAATCCTGAGGGAATCTCTCCCGCTTGCAACCCAGCGAGATTGCCACACTCAACGATGGCAGTGTGTTTGTCGCATCCACTCAGCTCACCCCAGAGGGTGATGACATCGCCAGCGGCACCGCATCCGAAGCATTTGTAAAGCCTCCCATCCTTGCTAATAGAAAAGGATGGAGTCTTCTCCCCGTGAATAGGGCAAAGGGCCTTAACACTCCCATCTGACACCTCGTAACCAAAATGCCTGAGCACCCCCCATACGGTGAGTCGCTCCTTTATTTCAGCAGTGTCAAAGTGATTTCGTTGCTTATGGTTATTCATAGCAACGACCCTTGCTCAAGAACTGGCGAGGTTGATCCGAATTTCTTTGTTATAACGTGAATCTCCATCGCCCCCGCTCTCTTCGCCATGTGAGCGATACGAGAGCGGAGATCGGCGATTGAGTGTTGCACCTCGTCAACGGTTGCGTAGTCAACGTGGCGATAGCCTTGCTGCGTATTGCTTACCAACATGCAAGAACCATTGGCGATTGCCCTTATTTTTGCTCCGCTGAATCCGGTGCCTTGTTCAAGCTCCTTGGATTTCATCCAATTGGGGCCGATGACCCGCTTGACGGTTGCAACGTCTTCGGGTGTGAATGATGTATATTTAGCCATGATGATGTTCGATTTGGGGTTATTAGCTTTTACGCTTAGCTGCCTTCTTAGCTGCCTTCTTCTGGGTTGCTGCCTTGCGAGCCCGTTTAGACTTTGCTGTTACAGGTTCGCGTGACTCGTCAATATCAGGAGTTGAGGGATCGTCTGCAACATACCTTCCCTTCGCTCGGGCTCGGACAGTTGCGCGGTTAGCTAACTCCTCTTGGATGTCCCCTAAGAGCTTCGGAATACCTCGAAACCTGATCGGTGTTCGGGCTTCCTTTAGAATGTCTGCGACTGCATCTTTGGCGTCTTCAAGTGTTACTATTGGTTTTTTCATTTGGTTTTTTCTTTAAGTGTTTCTGCCACGTTCAAGAAGCCCCCGTTCGGTGGCCTCAGTAGGGTTGTCATGAATCCATCTGTGACAGAGCGGATGGACCCAAAAATATCTCAACAGGTTTTCGCTGCGTCGCCCCTTCGGATGATGGGGCTCCATTTCTTTCTTCATGCTTTTCTCCTTACAGCATTTACAAACTTGCATTGGAGAGTCAGCTATTTTCATGGCTTTGTATTTTTCTCGCAGCGCCTGTTTTTTCATCTCAGAAGGAACTGGATTATTTTGTAAAATCCCAAGCCTGAGACAAAGACAGTGAGCAAGACCGTGCAAGCGAATACTACTGTCTCAAAAAAATCACGATCCTTATCTTTCATTTTTCTTTGTTGGATTTCCGAGGTTAATGAAGCAGGGAGTAGACTCCCCCATCCACGCTCCGATCTGGTTATATTCGAACCACTCCTCTGCATCAGCCTCGGACATTCCGCTATCCTTTGCTATCTGGAGTAGGACTAATTCTTTGTCGTAGCATAAGATGGGAGGTTGCCCAAATCTCTCGACAACGCCGACGATGCAATCGTCGTAGCCGTCCATAAAAAGTAGGTCTCCAGCGTCAAATCCAGCCAGCGTTGCATTCTTAGAAGGGGATGTCATCGTCGGTATCTGGTTCGGCGTTTTGAGTTTGCGATGGTTGCGATGGTTGCAAGGTATTCCCGCCGCCACCCGACTTAGGCTGTTCCCAATATTTGTAGAAGGAATCCTTTACATCTACGAGTTCGGGCAAGCCGCTTTCTTTTCGGCCTCGGTTCGGATCAAACTTGAAGAAAACATCTCCAACATTCTCTCCCTGATTCTGACCGATGTCGCATTGCGCTCCGCAGTCGTTGCACTTTAGGTGGAAGTAGCTGTATTGCTTTCGATCCCCAGCGGCGCGATGCATGAAGGATAAATTACTCGATCCGCAGTGCCCGCACTTCTGTGGGAATCCCGCGACCTTGGCGCAACCTTTAATGAGTTCCACCATATTTGAGCCGCCAACACTTATGGTGATGGCTTCTCCTATCTTTACGTTTGCTTGTAGTGACATACAATTTTTTTCTGTCGTTTTAGTTTGTGCTCCCTGCAAGGGAACAAGGCTATTTGATTTAATTTGGTCCTGAGTGTCAAGGTGTATTTTTGTTGTAAGTCTGATCTACCCCACCTCGTCAGGCTCGGCGGTGCAGTGACTGGTTGCTATTCCATCGCGAGTCACCCTATTGCATTGAGTGAGAGAGTGAGCAGACGTAGGCCCCCTATAGTCCCCCAAAAGAGAACTACAGGAGGCGGGAAGCCGATTGCACTTCGGTCAGTCGTTCGCTTGCCGTGCGACATGGCATTATAGCGGGCCAGCCATGCGAGCTGATTTGATCTCGCTTTATACTCCCGCGCCCCTGTCGCGTCCCCCCGCCCAAATTGGGCGAGCTGATAATTTCGTCCCGCCAGCGGGCCTTAACCGGAGCGGGGAAAGGTCGGGCACCCTATTCGGAATACCGGACCCTCGTTCGCAGCTATC